TCATAAGGGTCTATGCCTTCGCAGTATTCTATCGCTCCGTCGCCTTCTACATCATCTTCAAGGCGTATCTCTTCCTTCTCTTTGTATTCCTTAACTAATTTACCCCAAAGAACCGCTATTTCTTCATCGGTCTTGCCTTCCGATTTATACTTCTCGCTAAAATCTTCAAATGTCATTCTATCCGATATGTAATAGAGAACCCGTCTTACAAATATTACTTCTTTTACTTCGCTCATTTTAGTTATGCCCTCTACTACTTTATAAACAAAGTATCCGTTTTGGTAATATTACCCTAACAACAGCATTTTGCTGTTAATTGGTTCGCCCCCCTTCTTTGTGTAAAAATGGATTTAAAGGATAGAAAAATATTATCCTATAATAAGAACAAATGAAGATACTGGTGTCAAGGGGTCTAAAATCAAGCGACAAGGATTTTGAGGAGGTAGAGCATACCGAGATAGAGTCTTACTTAAAGCGGTATAAGAACTGCTATGAGCGGACACAACCTTGTTATGATATAGACCCCGAAGGAGAACGATTTCAGAACCGAGCGTATGTAGATATAGACGGCAAATGCGCCGTAGGAACGAACGGACCTACTTTTGCCGACCGAGATGATATGTATAGAGATATACTCAAAACTGCCCTTACTGAATTAGGTTTTAAACGAACCGATTACGCCTTAATGTCATCATCACAATTACCAAAATACTCATACCGCATACATTTTAAATATTTACACGGGTCCAAACACGCTATACAGAAGTTTGTTATTGAAACTATTTATCCTAAACTTCAAGAGGCGTTCAAGATATACATACCTTTACACTTGAATATTTCAAAAGACAATAAAGACATAGATGCGTCGCACCTCAACCTTGATAGTAGTGTATATAACCCAAAGGGACGCAAGATGAGAATGTGGAACTCCTCCAAAGACGGAGAAGTTAGACCTCTTGTTATAATCAATGGCGCAAGTGTTATAGATACATTACTTACCTACATACCCGAAGAAAGCAAGGCATTACCCGAACCCGAAATTAAAGAACCCGAAGTTGTAAAGAAGGAGTTCAAGAAGCGGAACGGAAACGAACGATTACCCGCATTACCCGAAGAAGTCGCAATACTTCGGGAAGTATTAGATAATGTAAATCCAGCGCACTTTGACTACGAACCCGACTGGTTCTTATTCGGTCAGATACTTTACAATTTAGGGTGCGATTACGAGGTATTCCGTGAATACTCGCAGAAGTCAAAGAAGTTCAACGAAGAAAGTTGTAGAACTAAATGGAACCTTTATCGTGAAACATCGGCGAGTGATAATACGCTTTGGTGGTGGTTGAAGAACGACAACGAAGCGAAGTTCAAGGAATTACAACACAAGCAGAAGAACTTTTGGAAGTTAATTTGCGTTCCTAACCACGCAAACACGGCATCTTATTTCTACAACATTAAACCACACGCATACGCTTATCACCCATCACTGGGTTGGTATATCGCCTTACCTTCTAATGCGTGGGAATATAGTAAGGATACACCGAAGCAAATATTAAGCGACATAACTACAACAATTACGAAAGAAATACGGCACTACAAACGCCAAATAGACTCATCAAGCGAAGACGAAGAAGAGGTAAGCAAACTTATCGGAACGAACAAGTTTGAACTCAAAATAGGTATGGCGTCATTTGTAGAAGGCACAACCAAGTTTGTTAGTAATGATTATATGAACCATAATTTACCGAACTTAATAGACGAGAGCAGATACTTATTTGCGTTCAAAAACAAAGTAGTTGATTTAAAGACGATGGAAGTTCGCAACATACGACCCGACGATTACATTTGTATTAATACTGGATACGACTATCCCGAGTTTGTGAAGCAAGAAGATAAAGACGAAGTAAATATGATTTTATGGTCCATTTGGGAAAACTGGGAAGTAATAGATTATGTAATGAGAACCATAGCGCTATGTTTATGCGGTATGCGTATCCACGAAGAGTTCTATATTTGGACTGGAAGCGGTGGAAACGGCAAAGGTGTTCTTGCCGATTTAGTTAAACGAGCGTTCGGCGGAGAGGACGGATACTATATTACTATACCCTCTACCCTTATTACGAAACCTACCGAAAGCAAGAACGCTACGAACTCTAAATTAGTAGATTCCAAAGGTAAGCGCATAATGATGGCGTCCGAACCGAGCGATAAGGAGCAGATACAGATTGATGAAGTAAAGCGTTGGACGGGGAATGATGCTATAACGGCAAGACGACTTTACAAAGACGATATAACCTTCAAACTCCAAGCGGGGTTGTTTATCCAAGCAAACACAATCCCCAAGATGTCAAAGTTAGACGGAAACGCTTTAACACGACGCCTCCGTTGTATCCCGTTCCCGTTTGATTTTAAGGACGACGATGAGGTCATAGAAGGCACGAATATGCGACCCAAAGACCCACAACTCAAAGTGAGAATTAACGAAGACGACCGATTACGAGACGCATTCATACTTATGTTGTTAGAGTTATACCCTACAATTACCGAAAGTCCGAAGATGCCAAAGATGGTGGCGGATAAGACGAGCGAGTATATTGACGGAAACAATAAGGTGAAGGAATGGTTGTATGAGTATTATGAGAAGGTCCCCATAACTGAAAAGAAGTATTGGATAGGTAGTCGGGAGTTAAGACAACGATACTTGTTTGATACGGGTATGCCCGAGTCTTACTGCGATAAGACCACATTTAAGGAGCATTTAGGATACTGCGGAGTAGAGGAGAAGCGGACTTCTAGTTTCAGTTATACGAACGCAGAAGGGGTAGTCGTAGAGCAGAAGTGCGGTATGTATTGGTTAGGTTTGAAACGCAAGGACGAAGAAGGGAACGCAAGACGCCGATTATTAGAACCTTAATAGGATAAACAATATAACTCCTATTTTTTTATGTAGATGATGTAGATGAAAAAGTAAAAAAAGTAAAGTAATTTTTATAGGAATAGTATTTTATAGAAAGTTTGCTTTTCCTTCTACATCATCTACATAAGGCGAAAACGGATTAAATAATTCTCTCCTATTAATAGTAATAATCAGTATGCCTTCTTATTACGAAACCCATAAGGACCAATTGAAAGCAAAGATGCGTGAGAATGACGCAAAGCGCCGTGCGAAGATACGGGAGGATATGAAAAACGACCCCGCCGTCGCCGAACGGGAACGGGAGAAGATGCGAATGAAGTATTATAAACAGAACGAAGGCAAGGTCAAGAGGGCATTAGACGATTGTTTAGCGTCCGCCAGTATATCGCCCGTCTTCCAAAAATATATCCGTGATGTCTTGTTCGTGAATGACAACTTCAAGCACTTGACGATGAAAAGTGTAATTCTTCTAAAAAGTTTATCAACAATACATAATGCCGAGACGAGCAAAGGAGAAATTGACTTCTCAACCCTCTTTGACGAAGGATACTCCGCCGAAGGAAGCGAAGGAACCGAAGAAAGCGAAGGTGAAAATACCCAAAGAAGCGCCTCGTTTTGAAATTAAGAAGGGACCGATTATTGTTTCTTTTTAAATTATAAAAGATGTTCGGGGGCATCTTGAATGAGATGACGGACACGAAGAACAAGATAAACTTCTTATACGCTGAGATACAAAGACTTCAAGAAGAACTGGAAAAGTTAAAGTTCTTTTTAGTTGGCGCACCGCCCAATATTCCTCTTGTTCGCCAAGATGGTGCGGTAATGGAAGAAAATTAAAATAGTTCGTAATTACAAAACAAGATGGCGGACTACAATATTGACTTTAAACTCGTGAAGACTATGTCCGAAGCGTTCAGCGAAGAAGCGGACGACTGCGAAAAGACGCAGAAGTTAGTGGATACAAGTGTAGGCGCCACCAAAGACGCTCACTCTCTCATTTATAAAGACCATTTATGGCGTCTTACAAATAAGATTTTTAAGTTGTATCTCTATGTGAGCGGTTCGCAAGATTTTGAACCATTACTCCGTGAAGAAATGCGAAAGGTCCAAGAAGAACAAACTAAACCTCAAACTGATTGAGATTTATCTTCTATTGTAGGAACAATAACTTCGGTTGTAGTTTCGCCACTTCCTTTCATATACTTCTTTTGCTCTTCAACTGAATGACCCATAGCGTTGGCGTCCTTTTCCATCTCCTTGATGTCGTATTTCGTGGATAGAAATATATGGCGGAGCATACTGCTTCCGACCTTCTTTCCAAATATCTTATTGAGAACTCGTGTTATTGCGTTTTGAGCGACTAACGGAGACCCATCATACGACACCAAGAAGTTGTAAGACGCTTCCTTGCGAAGTGGGTGATACTTCAAATACAACTTAATGACTTGCGCCAACTTGTCGGGAATGTCTAAAACTTGTTGCCCGTATTTCTTTGCGGTCTTGAATACATTAAATACAAACTTGGAAGGGTTGGTGCGATTGAGAACAAGGTAGTTATGGTCGGAGTCCGAAGGGAGTTTCTTCACAACCATCATATCTAAATAGTCTTGGTTTCTGCGGGGTTGTGTTTCAGTATAAAGTGAGAGGATAGTGTAATGGAGCAACTTTTCAAACTCGTCGTCGGATATAGACTTCTTCTTGGAAAAAGTGAGAACTTCTTGTTCCATTTGATTGGAAATACCCTTGACTTCCTCCCACGAAATCCAGTTCTCCTTTTGCTTTTCGGTCTTTTCGCTGGATTCTGCTCCGTCCTCTTTCATAGACTTTGCTTTACCCATCATCTTATCGTAATAGAACTGGTATATCTTCTTGTATGCTGGTTTCTCTTTGAATAAAGAAAGGACCGATACAATAGAAGCATAAATAAGTTTAATAGTATTATCGGCATACTTCTTGACGAACTCTTCAACCTTTTCGGTGTTCTTCAAGAAAGATAAGTTCTTGAATGGTTGTTTGCCGTTCAAGAGATACATAGACTTAATGTAAGCATTTGCCGTATTTTCGGACACGCCCTTACTATCTCGCAATTCCTTGCCGAGATGAATCATAAACTCATTCACTTTAATTCCCGCCATTCTTTATGGAATTACAACATTATTTATTTTTGATACTGACGCATTATGGGACGCTTTATGTTTATTCATTTTAAAACACATTATCCACTTCCCGCATTTATCACACTGCGAAGACGCCCATTTGCGACCGCTTTTACTTACTATAATTTTTATGGTAATCTCTTCCATTGATGCTAATAAACCTTTTTTGTTTATACTATTATAATGGACCAGTTTATAAAGACCGAAATACTATCCAAGATAGACATAATCTTGGAAGTGTTAAAGAGATTGCGTGATGTTCTTTCCGAACTCATATATCCCACTCCCCCAGCACCGCCTTCTTCCCCCGTCCCCGAAAAAGAAGAACCGAAGGATAAAGTAAATGTGGAGTAAGTATCTCGGATACATTCTTGAAATGAAGAAATGGAGGGAAAAGCAATTGAAACTCCATCTGCGTAGTCAGACGACTATACAAAAAAAGATAGTTAGAATAAAGAAATGATACGGAGGGCAGTCAATTATCTTCCGTTCATAGCAGAAGACCTTGTGGTCGCAATACATACCAAAGACCGAATGGCGACGAAGCGATTATTTATGGAAATAGTCAAGATTGTATTGCCGATTATTAAAAATATGAGTAAATAACTACAAAAAAGAGGTATTTACCGATACTATACACTTTTTTCTATGTAAAAAAATTAATTTTTTTACCATTATTTTTCTACTATATGGGTGTAATTACCTATATTTAGTAGATTTTTACCATATATATATACGAATAAACCCGCTTTTATCTTTATGTAGATGATGTAGAAGGAAAAGCAAACTTTCTATATTTTTATTTTATATATAAAATCGTTTTACTTTTTTTACTTTTTCATCTACATCATCTACATAAGATATTAATTCTCAATTAAGTATAAAGATGCCTTTTAAACTTCGCAAAGTCCCACGCAAGGATTTGTATTGGGTTGTAGATGATAAGGGAAAGCATTATAGCAGAGAAGGTATGCCGAAGGAAAGGGCAAAGGAGCAGTTGAAGGCGTTGTATGTGAATGTAGGCAAGGGCAAGGAAGACGATAAGAAGGAATTGGTTAAAGGTTTTGTAAAGACCTTTAATGCCTCACCTACCGCCGAAAAGGAAGTAAGCGATATTCTTGGAATTATATTCGGAAAGATGACGCCCGAACCAGCACCCGTAGTCCATACTCAAATAAGTAAAGATGACCCATTCACAAGCGCTCCAACAATAAAAGAAGGTATGCCGACCGAAGATGAATTAATGGGTATTAGAAAACCCAAAGCAAAGAGGGCAAGAACAACGAACGCTTCGGGAAAGGGAAAACCAAAGAAGGAGTTTATTTATGTGAGTAAGAACCCTTCAAATGCTATGGTGAGGGAAGAGATGAAGGACATAGAAGAAGATGAAAGTATCATAGAAGAAGGAATGAATAAGATAAATGGAATTATTAATAAACCAAAATTGAGTAAGGACGATATAGCAGAAATAGGAAGCATACTTTCAAGAGACTTTGTATTGGAGTATGACCTTGTTAGAGAACTCCAAGAATTATTGCGTCAAGGTAAGAAGCAAGAGTTCGGGGATAAGTTATTGTATCAATTAGATGATTATTCCGATATACACGATGTATCAAGAGCATTAGCAAGAACTCATAACAGACCTACCGATAAACGAGCAGACTATTTTGATGAGTTTGCTGAATGGATAAATGATGAAAAGAGAACAATAACTAAACTTTTAGAACTATTGAAGAACTCGGGTATGCCCGAGAATCAATACACTCACATAGCAGACCTTTGGTATAAAGGAAAGCACGAAGAAGTCGCACGGAAGGCATCAAGTTGGTTCGGTATTACTCACGGACAAGCATTAGCAAGAGCAGTATCAAGAAGCGCTCCCGAACGAGTAGAACGATATATGAATAAAGGATACGGCGCTATTCCGCAATTAGATGTATTACAAAAAATCGCCAAGCAATCTTATAGTTCTTCGCCTATGTCTTATGTAGGTCCGTTCAAGTTATTATACTCTACTCCCACTTTGAAGTTCTACGGCGTAAGAAACGAAGAGGGGTTCTACGATACAATCATAGTAGGCATTCGTGGAACTATACCGACCGATAAACAAGATTTATGGGCGGACACACAATTAGCGATAGGCAGATTAGAATCCACTCCACGCTTCAAGAATGATTTGAAGACATTAGAAGACTTTAAGAAGCGCCAAGAGTTTCCCGAAGAAATAGATTACTACGGCGTCGGTCATTCATTAGGCGGTGCGATATTAGATGCGTTCTTGAAGAAGGGATTACTCCAAAAAGGCGTATCTTACAATCCAGCAATTTCATTAGGAGACCAAGATAGAGAAATTGATAATCGCCGTATCTACCAAGACGGAGACCCTTTGCTTTCCATTATGGGTCGCAGTGCGAAGAATGTGGAAGTGCGTCCCAAAAAGAAGAAGTCCGTTATTAATCGTATCGTTTCGCATATCCCGTATGTTGGGTTCGTCAAGGATAAATTAGACGCTCACGCATTAGATAATTTTGTAGGAGGAACGAACAAGCGTAAGCGTCAAGAAACCCAAAGTGATATAGATATGATGAAAGAAGAACGAGAGTTAGAAAGAATACGAGCGGAAGAACGCCTTTCAAGTATAGAAACATACAAAAAGTTCTTGAAGTTGTATGAAGATACTATCAGAGATTTGAGTAAGATGGAACAGACCGAAGATGTCAAGAAAACTCTAAAAGAAACCAAAGAGAAGCACGAAAAGACCCGTCTTATGTTAGAACACTTAAAAGATGAGTATATGAAAGGTTTGGGCGTGTGTTCTTCAAAGCAAGAAGTCGTTGAACCCAAAATTGTAGTGTATCATCAGACTAAACCTCCCGCTCCTATGGGTCCAGCACCTAAACAAAAATCTCTGACTGATATACGAGTAGCACATATCAACAGACGCACACATATAAAGGAACCACGCAAGAAGTCGTTTGATGTAGTGAATGTGAGAGGACGGAGGCACTCATAGGGAGAATGTTATTAGAAAGTTGAAGTTGAAAAATGAAGGTCATTCGTTAGATGAACTTTCAGAGGCAAGTGGAATATCTCGTAATGTTCTCCAAGAAGTTTATAATCGTGGTATTGGTGCTTATAAAACAAATCCAACAAGCGTAAGACTAAAAGGCAGTTTTAAAAAAGGTGTTGATGCGCCAATGTCCCAAAAACTTTCAAAAGAACAATGGGCGATGGCGAGAGTGTATTCATTTATAGACGGAAACAAGAAGCACGATACTGATTTGAGAGGAGGCGGACTTACGGATTCAGCATATCTTCGGAAGGCAAGAGCAAAAGCGAAGGCATACGGATTAGACCCTAAAAAGTTAGAGTTCGCACACGACGGGATACATAAATTAGAGTATGATGGAGTTAAGTTCGGAAGAGAGGGGTATGGAGATTTCCTTTTATGGACTCAACAAGAGAAAGAGGGGAAAGTGCCGAAAGGAACTGCGGAGATGAAACGAAGTGTGTTTCACAAGTCTCACGAGAAGATAAAGGGTAATTGGAAAGCAAACAAGATTTCTCCAAACAATCTCGCTTTACATATCCTTTGGTAGGCATATACGCATACCGAAATCGGGGTTCATTACATAAATCAAGACGACTGATAGATTGTCCTTCTTCTTGATTTATATTCATTTGTATTGTTATATATGCTTAAAAAATTAGTCAAGAACGCAGAGCGAACATTAAGCGATGCCGACTATATACGATTTTTGGTTTCGTTAGTATCTTACATTAATCGGGCGGAAAGTCCCTTGCGTCCTCCACTCATAGAACCAGCAGACATTTGTCCTTCACCTCCACTCATTCCAAGACCTAACTTCTTCTTGGCGAACTCAGCGCCGTGATGGAGAAGTTCCTTTCCAGCGTGATGACCGACTTCTTTTAAGAGTTCTAATGCTGGACCTTTAACTTTGGAGAGAATGTTGGCGAGAGAACCCATAATACCCCCAGCACCAACATAACGGCAGAGTTCTTGGCGTGTAGCGGTTGGAGCAATTGGAGCGCCGATAATGTCTTGTTCGGATAATACACCTTTGATTATACGAGAAGAACCACGAATAGATTCAAAGAAACCCGAGTTTGCGGTAATGACGAAGAGTTGTGGAATTACATTGTAAGAGGTGTTGTTCCAAACTTGTAAGTTGAATTGTAAGGTAAAGTTTCCTACGAGTGATGGTGCTTGACCCGTTTGTAAGGTAATATCTTGGGAAGGTTTGAGAACGAGGATAGAACCAGTTGTGGGGACTTTGCCTCCTTTAATTGTTGTTCCAACGACGCCAGTTGCGGATTGAGAAGGGATTAATACTCCCGGTGTTGCGGAGTCTAAACCTTTTGCCGCCCAACCACTCCAAGTCGCCCAGTCCATATCAAGACCATTCTTAACTGACATTCCGTAGAGTTCTTCGGTTGTATGTGAGGACAAGAGACCCGAGAAGTTGTCAAAGTTAATTGTTAATGGTTGTGCGACTTGACCTCCGTATGGCGCCCAACGAGAGCAGAGTGGGAGGTAGAAGTCTCCGTAGTTTGCTGGATTGGTTGAGTATCCTTGGATTGCTGCCTTTACATACACAATTAACAAATCGGGGATTTGAGGTAATGTAATGGTTTGAGATTGGATTTGAACTGCTTGGTTTGGTGAGAGAGTTTGTGCGGCAGTTGTGATATAACGGGGAAATTCCATATATGGAACAACTGACTTTGGTGGGAGTGGAACATCAAGAGAAGGGGTTAAGAATTGGACATTAAGAATGGCGGTTGGGAAAGGATTAGTAGTGTTGAAGTTTGTAATGACTGAACTTACACCGCTCTTGCTTCCAGCGGGAGTTGTTGCTGAACCAGCGACGGCGACTGGTTCTCGCATACCCGAGTAGCGAATGATACGAGATGGTGATTGTAAGTTCATAATCATTTGAATGTTGTTGATGCCGAATAATCCAGTATCCCATTCGTGGCAGTCGGAGAATGTGAATGGTGAAAGGACAATCTTTTCAGTAGAAGAGAAGGCGTAGAACAAGTTCCATTGATAAACGGCATTACCTAATGTATCAGTTGTGGATACACCAACACAAGCGGTTGAGGCAGCGGAAGTTGCGATACAAGGTAATCCATTGAGGACTACATAAGTTCCCGGTGCTGAAGTAGCAGTTGCGGGTTGAGAAGATTGTGTTCCAGTTGCGTCGTAGTATGCGCCTTCAACAAGAATATTACCATTCTTATCGGTAAAATAGATTTGTGGGAAGACACCATTTTGGTCTTCGGCGTAATCTGTTGTTGATGAAAAACCAGTAAGAGGGTTATTCACACAAGCGTATGCGTCGTCGTAGCACTGATACTTGTCAAGCATAGTAGGACATTGGCGTTGAAGACGATTTTTCTTGTAGTCGGTAAGACGGAGAACTTCCTTCAAGACATCTTGGGAGTTAATGACCGATGTTGTGTCGTTGATGGTGGCGGTTGTAGTAGAGCAGAGAGAGTTGAGTGGAAATGCGGACAAGGCAAAATCAACGGAAGGAACCCAAATTGGTGTTCCAGCGGTAGGAGTAGCACCGAGACCCGAATCCGACAACCAATTGACTTGGGAGTTCAAAAGAGCAGTAGCAGACCATTCTACACCTCTATCTACGAACACATTTTCAGATGGAACATAGATGTTGTAGGTGTGTTGGGAAGAGGTCTTGGAGATGGCGTTAAAAGGTGCGTTGGTTAAAGACAAGGCACCTTTTTCTACTGCGTATCGTGGGCGGGATTGGACGATACGAGAATCAAAGACGGCGAGTTTTTCAATATCGGCGCTCATTGTTTATAATTCTTATAACAGAATATTTTTGGGGGCGTTTTTTTATTTTAATAACTTTGGTCTGCCTTGTTTCCGAGACCTTTCTTTTTAAACATCATTTTAAATGAGACGCTTGAAAGGTTTGTCATAGAAATAGGATAGAGTTGATTGTTAAGGCGGTTCTTCCAAAACACTTGGACATCAACGCCTTGAAGAGGTTGGTGCGATGCTAAAAAGTCGGACATTCGGTATTCGGCAGTAGGCACATAGTAGATAAAAGATTTGTAGGAGGCAGCACCTTGCGCCATAGATAAGGAAATATCAGTAATGATACGAGTAAATGCGGATTGAGCGGTAGAAGTTGAATAACCAATATTGCTTTGACCGACGACGACTGGTGCCGCATTTGCTTCGGGTTTTACGGGCATTAAGGCGGAAGAGAATACTATGGACTGAATAGGAGACCATAAAGTATCCGTTGAAGGTATTTCTTGCGTGATGACCCAATATACTTTTTGCTCGTTGAGTTGCGAAAGAAGTGATTCGGCGGGATTACCAGTTCCCGAAGGAACATAACCGAGAGGAGGTGTTCCCGAGTAAGGCGATAAGCGGTAATCTGCGACATTTTGGTAGAACTTATTAGTAATGAGGATTTCATATACATAACCCGTAGGAGAAGTGTATTGTGGGAAAGGTCCCGTTGTTGGTCCGCTTTGGTTCCAATAGTAGAAGGGAAGGTTGGCGAACAAGTTGAATAAGTTGGTATTGAAGAATAAACGGAACTCGGGAGGTGTTGCCGCTCCGTATTGTGCGCCCGAAGGAGTAAAGGAGGTGAGGCGTTGTCCGAATCCATCACTATCGCAATACACGGAAAAGCGTTGAGAAGGTCCATCATAAGTAATCTGTGGAGGTTGGGCGGTTCCGTTCAAGAATGCTCTTAAAGTAGCGTAAGGAAATCCAGTTCCACTACCGAAGGCGACTACCCAAGCATCATAGAAGGCATAGTAAGTATCGCAAATAGCACAAGTAGAAGTCAAACGAGGAGACGAGGAAGCGGACACATCTAAATCATTTGGGTCTAAAATAGCGGTATTGACTTGGTCTAACCATTGTTGGTAAGTATAAACCCAGTAGTAATCTGTGGATAAGTCTTGTGGAACACCTTCTTTTGTGCCTATTAAAGACCAGTAAGGATTAAGGTTTGGATTAGCGCCGAGAGGAGGACCTTGCGCCCAGTCAAAATTAGCGGGAAGAGGAGCGACGCCTTTGTTCGCCACAAGAGTGTAATAGGCAATACCAAGATACGAAACATAATCGCCTACTTGGTAAGATACATTTGGACTCCATATTTGTGTAGGAACCTTTGCTCGGTAGAATGGTCCGTTGTAAGTATTGTATTTAGTATCAAATGCCGTTGTGGAAACTACATCTCCCGCATTATATTGTGTTCCCGAACCCCACTGACCTACAAACTTTTGGTTTGCTAATGATTGAGGGACGATTGCTTGTGTAGTGTTCTTGTTTTGGGGAACATACTGAATAAAGCGTTGTTGGGGAAGGGCGGTAATCAGAACGGACGAGTCGGCGGGAAGTGATGTTCCGATTTGTTGCCAGTAGTAAGAAGAAAGGTTTGCTTTGTTTGGGTCGGGACTGATTGTTCCCCAAGCACCACTACGAGTTGGAAGTGCTTGTGCGTAGTTTGTAATTCCAGTTATGGACGATACATAAGAACAATAAGAACCCACAGACCAACCCGATGACCCATAAGTCCAAGCAGTTGCCGAAGGAGCAGTTCCAGTATTAATCCATTGCGAGTATGGGATAGATACGGAGTAGGTTGTCAAGTTAGGATTTGTTTGACCCGTGCCTTCACGAATGCTTGGAATAAAAAGAGGTAAGTCCAAGTTTGCGCCATTCATAGTAAAGCGGACAATAGAAAAGTTGTAGTTCGTGATGTCTTTGAGAATAGGCGCATCACGGGTTTCGTTGAATACTATGTTCGGGTCTTGAATAGCATCTCCCGTTGAGGTTTGGTCGTCGGTCGTGTTATTCACTATGTCCGCATTGTAATATACATAGTCGGGTTCATCAGCAGTTCCGCCAACATACTCAATAGTGCGGTTCATTTATAATCTTATAGGGATTTTATTTGCGTAATTTTATGTATGTGAGTCCGCTTACAAAGTCGTCGGGACACAATCCAGTTTTATCTATAATTGATTTGTATTGTGCTAATGACTTGTTTCCATACATCAGTCGTGCGACACAATGGCGACCGCAAGTATTTAGATTGCGTATCTCTTTTTGAAAAGGGTGCGTGTTATAGTAAATAGGTAATCCACTTCCACGCATTAGTTCGGTAAGGTAAGGTTCTGCCTCGTCCATCGCTTCCAAACGAGGTTTAGGGACTTTATCAAATTGTTCTTCGGGTTCGTCGCCGTAGGGGTCAAAGAACTCAATACCTTTCTTCTTGCGAAGCATACAACACCAGTGTCCCGTATGGTCGTCTTCGGTCAAGAATAAGATAATACATCGTCCCTTCTTATCAAAGCAGTCATTCAAAGACCTTTTATGTGCGAGTTCGGGGTAAGTGAGAATTGAAATATCGTTTCCCAATAACGCACGAATGTCTCCGTCCGACAAGGGATATTCTCTTACTTCTTCTGCGTCGTTCATTATAAATGACGCAGAATAAATGGGCGTCCCCTTTCGCAAAGGACCAAAGAATCGTCAAGGAAAAGAAGGAAGAGAAGGTGAAGGAAAAGAAGGCATCACGCTTAACCAAGAGTGATGTCCGCTTATTTTTAGATACTGACGCTAAATCCGTGTCGGTGAAGGAGGTGGAGTGGGTAGAGCGGTGGTTGAATCACTTCGTCCTTGAAAACTCCTTCCCTCCTCAATTAGCACGGAGCGGAGGGTATTCGTATCTCCTATCGGTTCTGTCTGATAGGTCAGTAGAGGTGCTTTCAAAGTTGCGTGATGATTTTGCGAGAACGCATCTTGGGTATGAATGTGGAGATGATTTTGCGTTTTTGACTGGTGTTCCAATGGTGGAGTAAAGTCTTCCACTGCTATGCCTATTTTATACTTTTTCTTACAACACTGCGATACAAACCTATGCCCTTCTATATACTTCCACACGCTATATAGAAGAGCAAGAATAGCAATCGTCGTTGTAGATACTCCCGCAGTCGCTAATATCGTTGAAGTATCCATTATGAATAGGAGAGAATTGCGAATGTGATTTGACAATTGTCCGAACAACCCGTCGGATTTCCAGCAAGAGTTATTATAATTGATTCTGTTCCCGATATAGTTGAAGCGACTAACCAGTTATTTGATAAGTTGTTTAAATCAGTAGCACTTGCTCCCACTGCGGCGAACAAAGTAGATACAACTTTGCCCGTAAATGTTAATCCCGCTAATTGAGGAAATGCGGACTTCGTTATTCCCGCTTGATAAAAACTGGTTCCACCTACATTTACCCAAGTAAGAGAGTTTATCTTTACATTAGCGCTAAATATTACTCCTTCTGCTCCCAAAATAGACCAGTTTGTAGGGTCGTTATTTGGAGATGTAGTAGAAGGTCCAACTATGTTGTTTGCGACATACAAGATTACACCTTGCGCCACGACACTGCCTACTTGATACTGCGTGTATTTAGACCATTGAGCGTAGGACATTTGTTTCATTCGGAGATAATAATCCAAAGTAGAATGTGTTATAGGTAAATATTTCTTATACTATTATTTTATGTAGATGATGTAGAAGGAAAAGCAAACTTTCTATAAAATACTCTTTCCATAAAAATTACTTTACTTTTTTTACTTTTTCATCTACATCATCTACATAAGATTAAAGGGTATATAGATTTTTAACCTATTAGTCAAGAGTATAAGTGCGTGGATAGTTTTTGGGATACTTTAAGAAGAGTTCTTCGCCTTTCTTGACTGCCCGTTTCGTATAGACGCCTCTGCTCTTGTAGTATATGTTCGGCGTATTGCTTTCGTTCGCATAATGACTGAGGTTCGTGGTGAGATAGGGTTTTGTTTTGCCTACTAATATTCCCGAAGAGAATGGACCTCTCAAACTATAAGTGTATCTCGTATCGTCGCCATACTTTCCCTTGAACTCCGCAAGTGTCATCTTCACGCCTTCGTAATCCAAGATACGCTTGTTCGCTGGAATATCTACCTTCGCAAACAATCCAAGACCGCCGACTGGACTTTTATGAACTTCTACTAACTCGTTGGTAATCGTGGGTTTAGGCAAACCTCCGCCCTCTAATACCGCCTTCTTCTTCCATACATAGATGAACTCGCCGTATCCTCCTTCTTGACCCGCAAATCGCTTTGAAATGTATAATGGATACTTCTTATCCGCCTTCCCCAAGACCTTCTTTATATCGTCATACATATCCTTCGGCACATTTAGGGCGTAATGACCGCCGTTCGCAAGGTGTTTCATAGTCTCACGCACTACGGGGAAGAAGAACCTTTCGTTGAAGTCGTCTCGGTTCTCGTATTCGGGCATATTCGCATACCCTTCGGTCGGTCTTGTTTTTTGGTAGTAAGGCGGGGAAGTGAATACAAAGTCGTAGGAATACTTGGAGTAATCTACCTTTGAACTATCTTGGAAGTGGATTTGGACTTTACAATCGTGAGGGTAAGTCTTAATCATTCGTTCGTATGCCTTCTTCAAACTCGTGTTCGTGTCAAATCCTATGTAGTTAATGTCTAACGACATAGCGCCCAAACATCGTCCCCCCCACCCCGCACTAAAATCAAGGATAGTCGTTGGTTTGTATTTACAATAAAGGTCTCGTGCGATAATCGGTTTGAAGGCGCTTACCGAACCCCTATACAGACGGAATACATCATACAGAGCGAGTGCGGGAGATTTCCCAGCGTCCAGTTCGTATTTGTAAAGTCGCTTTTCGGAAGGTGAGCGTATTGGATTGTCTTTGACCCATTCGTAGAAACTTATACCGCCCCGTGTTTTTGTAGCAAGGCGCAGTTTGAAGAAGAATATATCCATCGCCTTGTTGCCGACAAGGGAAGCGGGGTTGATTTCGCCACAAGGTATTGAGCGGAGTTTTTCGTAGTCCTCCTTTGCCTCTTGCGGGGTTATAGACTTTATCTTACTCGCTATATCCTTCATTCCAGCGCCTTCAAGGGAGTGTTGAAGGTCATACGCTCGGTGGTAGTGTTCCATAATTAATAATAAGCGAGATTAATAAGTTTTATGTAGATGATGTAGAACAAAAAGTAAAAAAAGTAAAGTGATTTTTATAGAAAGAGTAATTTATAGAAAAGTTTAGAAATCATCTACATCATCTACATAAGATTATAGGATAGATTTAAACACTCCTATAATTATTTAACTAATGACTACAAAAACGCATTGTGTAGATTGCGAACACTCCTATTTGAACTGGGAGCGCCACTTGGATAGTCCCAAGCATAAAGACAAGGCGTTGTTGAATCAGATACGAAACCAAGTGAGGAACCTTCCTACCATAACGACCCAATACGACGAAAAACCTAATCCCGTATCGCACCCTCCGAAGAACACTCCCGAATGGCGTGAATGGAACTTGAATCGTATGCGTGAGTATGCGAGGGAGAACAAGGAGAAGATAAGAGAGTATCAGCGCCTATACAGATTAAAACACCGAACAAAAAGCGTTGTTGAGTGATTACTGGTTCAGCATTCTTGCGTGGTGAGCGGATATAAGAAACTGCGGGTAGTTCTTGTGTAAGCATACCCAACGCCCTTGCTTCTTTAAGTCTCGGCAGTCGTCCCGTGTCATACCGATATGGGTTTTTAACAAGTAAGATAAGGCGTGAAAGGAGGTCGCCATAGGATACACAACAATATGGGTCGCTTCGTTCAGTAAAAGACGGGTCTTCTTATAGTTGGTGAGATAGTGCGATAAGCATAACATAGTGGTATTGGTATGACGCCCCATAGTCGCTAAATCGTCAATAAGTTTATGAACTACCTTCTCTGCTTGACCCGTGAATGTATCGTAGTCATCAAAGATGACGCAACAATCTTGGAACTCATCTAAATCGGGATAGTCGTCAATAAGGGTTTGTATGTTAATGCGTTTGGGTGGAGGGGTCATTTTATCCAAAGTATTGTCCTCTTCAAGTTTGGAAATGAGATACACTTCACGGGAAGGGTGTAGTTTGCGATACAATTCAGCGACACCTTTGGCGAAATATGATTTGCCCGAACCACTTGCTCCCGCGATATAAAACACTTCACGCTTCTTTGGGTCGGGTGAAGGTAAGACGCTCAAAGTAGAGTCGTCGGGAAGGTTAATGGAAGTATCGGTGCGGTCATCGTGGAGTATGCGTTCGTATAACGCCTTGCCTAACCCACTTTCCCCAACTAATTGGTCGGGTTCTAATCCCTTGCTTCGTGCCTCGCTTAATCTATTCAATAAACGGATACGCTCCCCGCCCTTCACATCACGGAGTTCCGTAGAATATTTAGAAGCATTAATCTCTCCCCTTGACTTACTCTTCTCCTTGCGTTCTCCTTCGTGGAGGTAAAGAACTTCGCCGTCTTGGTCCCCTCCTTTCACTATTGCTATGGGTCTTGCGCCCTTATCTTTCTCAAAAGAGAGTGAAGGCATTTTTATCTCTTCCATATATTTTTTTCAAAAACACAAAAACTCTTATGGGTTTTCATAGGAAAGGATAGTGTTTCAACTCTCCTATGAGAATTAGGTTTTTACCGACCAAAATGAAGATTAATACGCCAAGAAATCTATATTTTTCCGTGCCTCGTCTCCAACTGGAAGAGCATTGTAATCATTTATTTTCTTTTCGTATCTTGCTCGTTTATGACTTCCAAGAGGAAGAATGTCGGTGAGAATGTGTTTGCCTTTGAAAGAGATAAGAGGCATCTTCGGAGTATCCACATCTCGTAGATTTTGTAATACATAAGTGCGATACTCGTCTGCGACCAAAGGACTATAATCGTTGTATATATACTTCAAGAACTTGGTTCCAGTATAACCTTCCAAGAACGCCTTTCCCCAACCGCCATCACTTATAACATACCTATTATCAAGTAAAGTGTCGTATAAGTTATGGTCTCCTTTGTAAGACACCTTTCCGTCCTTATACTCAAATAATTGTGGAAAATTAGATATAAGTTTCAGTCCGTTGTTTCTTGCTCGTTTAGCAATCGTGTAGTCGTTCTTTGGATTATCGTAAAGGTCGTCGCCTATCTGCTCCGCTAAACTATCAATTCCAATAGGAGTAATTTCGCCATCAAACTTATCTCGGTTCTCTTTATTCAAGAATATCTCTTCTACCCTATCCAATGCCCGTCTATGCTCCTCGTCTAAATTGCCTTGTAGTTTATGAATGTCGTTAGACAACTGGCGAAGACCCACCGCAGTCGCAAGACCTATTGGACCTTGTGATTCGTAGAAATGGTATGCTTGATTTAGAAGTCTCGTGAGTTCAAAAGAAGATACTTTCTCGGGTTGAGTTCCTATGCGTCCGAACTCCCTCTCGTATAACTCTTTGCTTATCGCCCCGCCCACATACTTCTTTGAGTTCTTACTCAATATACTTCCCAACGCCTCCTCAATCTTGCCGAGCGTATGACCCAATAATTTTTGAGAGGAAGTTTTAAGCGCAGAGTTCAAGTATCCCAGTAAGGTATGTTCTGCCTTGACGAATGGTTCCAACACAATATTCGCAAAGCGGTTCTTGAACTGGTCTATTTCAAAGCGTATATCCTTCAAAGGCACCGAGTCCCGTTCTTCTAACAAAGAGCGCAGAGTTTTAATGTCCCCGAGTATATGATACATACGCCCCAAATCGCTATTCAAAATCTCCGTCAGTTTCTTCACCTTCTTCTCGTCGTTGTGGAACTTCGCAAGTGAGAACTCCCGTTTGAGAACCTTGAAGTAATTGCCTTCGTGCTTGTAGTAGATAATTTCCTCTTTGACTTCATCGTCAAAATGAACTGGTGTATGATTAAATGCTCGTCCGCTATGCGAATAAAAAAAGTAAATCATAGAGAAGTCCGTGTATCTATTATTTTGTATCCAACCCACAACATCAACCTTCGTTATGCCGTGAGAAGTGAAGGCGTCTTGTAGAGTGTAATCGGACCCGTTTTTGAGAGTTTTATGCCCTTTGAGTATTTCTTCAATCGTCCATCTTTGCGTGTGGAACTTTATAGATTTTTTGGCGATTACAAACTCTTCTACGGACGGGGAAGGTTTGAGTAAAGATAATGCCTCTTCCTTTTCCTTCAAAGTTATAACTTTCTGACGGAACAATTCATCTACTTTTGCTCTTGCCTTTTCAGCATCATAATGTATAATCTTGCCGTTTCTTACTCGTGCTTCCAACGGAATAACTCGCCATTCTTCTATCGCACCGCTCTTTATGTCGCCTATAAACACATCTTTCGTTCCCATTAGTCTGCGTATCATTTTTTTGAATAAATCAACGAGTTCGTCTAATGTTCCCGACACACTATCGTTCGCATCATAATCTCCCGCATATAATTGTGTGCGTAATGAGGCAGACCCCACTACTTCCACACCTCTTCCGCCATCAAGCGACATACTATCCAAAATACGGACTGCGTCTTCGGGATAATTTGTTGGGTATTCTTTTGTATCCATTATTATTTATTCAAGATTTATTCTGATGTCAATCTAAATCTGCGTAAGAAGTTCTTTCTTGCCGATACGACTGACGAAGAAGCATATACTTGAATAGGTCGTCCGTCTTTGGTGTATCGTTGTTCGGGGGGTCTTGCGTTATTCTCTTTTGCTAATCTGTCAAATCCTTCTAATGTAGTTGGTAAGTCTTGTATTCTGTATGTTGGACCTTGTATCTCGGGATATGTTCTTGGCGCTCCAAAGTATTCAGCGATACTTAATCTCCGTGGTTCTTGTGGTGCGACATTAAATTGTTGTGTATCATTATCCCATACTCCACGCACTTCGGGAACTGATTCACGCACAACGGGAGCAGTTGGACCCGTAGATATTCTCGCCATATTTATACCTTCTTGTTGGACGATAGGAGGTTCGGGAGGTCCGTCAATACCTTCTTCCAAGTATCCAACATCTCGCCCTTCGGTGCGGTAGAAGTGTCCCGCATTATCTCCGAACTTTCCACGAGTATCCACATCAAAAGTTCCCAATCCACTTCGGTTTGCGACTTCTAATGCTCTTTGCGATTCACGAGTAGGTGCCAATTCACTGAACCGAGAGTTTGATGCTAAATCGGTAAGCGATTGGCGTAATGTAGGGTCTGTTAATCCCCTTGTCGCCTCTGCTAATGCCTTTTGCTCTCGTTTAGCGATAGATTTGCGTCGTGATGCTGGTTCGGTTGGGAATACTGGTTGTCCCGTTGATTGTTCTACGCTTCTTATAATTTGAGAAGGGACTTTCTGTAAGAAACGGGCAAAACCTAAACTGGAAACTAAACCTTTGGAGATTTGGACCTTTTGCTTTTCCGTGCGACTTCCTTCTGCTAATTTGTTTGAGAACTCTGCTAAATAAGTATGTATCTTATCAAACAATTCAGTAAGCGTAAGAGCAATTTCGTAGTTCTTGACACTCGTTTCTTGTTGGTTTGCGATTACGCTATTGAGTTTATTAAGAATGTCCGAAACAACGCTTTGAAGGTCTGATACTTCATAATCTTCCATCATAGGCACAAGGCGAAAGATGAGAGATAAGGCACGGGTCGTATCCTTGTAAGTAAAAGTATCAATATCGTCGGTTGAGTCCGTGAAGGCATCATTAATGCTTCGTAAGAGTTGGTTGAGTTCAATCTTGCTGGTTGTTCCTTCGGTTGGGTGTATGTTCTCAAAACTTTCAGTTGTGGAAGTTGGTTGGGAGATTAATCCACGAGGGTCGGGAGTAAAGTTTCCGACATTTGCGTCAATAGCATTAAATTGTTGTATGCGGTTCATAAGAATAGATTTAGCGTATCCTTGACCTTCGGCAGTTCGTAGAACACCGCCAGTATAATTCACGCCTTCGTAGTTGAAAGGTGCGTTTCGGTAGTCTTGTCGTGAAGAATAAACTACTTCTGCGCCTTGTGAAGGGTTCGCAAAGTGTCTTTGCCCTAATTGTGGTTGAGGCATACCGAAGTATCCGCAGTGGGAAGAGAATGCTCGTGCGTTCATCTTACGAGTAGAATCTACCTTTGCGTTCGCCATTCGGTCTGCGTCCCGTTTCTTTTGGGCGTGATAATGTGATTGGAAGTCATCTCCTTGTGGGAGTTCTGCTCGTTCCTCTCCTTCTCCGCCGATATACCCTTTCTTACTTCCCTTCGCAACCGCAAAAGTTTCTGCGAACACTTCGGGAAAAGTCATTTGAACTGCTTCACTTCCGAATGGTTTTTTTGTAGCGACTGCTCCTATGGAGTCAAAACCCCAAACTTGACCTCCGCTCATTTATATCCTTAATGGGATTTTTTAATATAGTCCGTGTGCTTTGACATATTTGGACGCTTCAATCATTTTCATTCCCTTCTCACGCATAACTTTTTTGACAATTTCCGCTCGTTTCTTGCGTCCATCACCTTCCTTTGCTGGTGTTCGTTTGCCTTTACCACTCATACGCTTACCCGAAAGAGTAAGTTCGCTTTGAACGGGTCTTGGGTGCTTTTCCTTGTGAGTATAGACCATCATAGGTTCTTCGTCGGAAGAAGATTCTTCTTTTTCGGGAGATTGTGGGCGTGAAGGGTGTTCTTCCAACATCTTCATTCCAAGTCGTTCTTTACGCATCATCTTGCCTCGCTTTGTGCGTCCTCCGTATGCTCCCATACCTTCATAAGGACCACTTAAATATCCACTTCCGTGTGCTTCTTCCGTTTGAGGTTCTTGTTCTTGTTGAGGTTCATAAGGGGCGACGCCTTCTACCTTACGGACTTGGTTTGCTTCCTTACTTGCTTCCATAACGCCTTTTGTGAATAGGTCATAGAACCCTCCGCCGTGTATTTCTTTAATGTGGAAACCCAACATCTTACCCATACCTCTTGCGTCGGATTCGCTTAATCGGTCCTTTGCTAATGTGCGAACAACTGGGCGTTGTGCCTTTTCACGAGAGTATAATGTTGTAGTTCTGCTTCCGCCGACCATTTCTTCGCCGTCATCACAAGCACCAGCACCGACCATTCGGGTCATACTACCGCCGTGAAATTGAGATAATCCCGAAGATGGAACTGCTCGTCCGCCCTTCTTCATAGCACGACCTTCTGCCTTATGTGCCTCCATAACTTCTCTCAAAAGTTCGCCTTCTTTATCGTGTTCTTTTCGTGCCTTTCCACCTCCTTGTATTTCGGATACGCCCATAGTTGGTGTGGCGCCTTTGCGAACTGGGTTTGAGCGGTTTGCTTCCTTTTCCATTGCCCGCATATCCGCTAATTGTCTTGCCATAATTCTCGCCATTTATAACCATACAACATAAAATATTGATATGAACTAATGGAATTGAATAAAGAAAGAACCGATAAGGACGGATATGTATATGGTCCTCCAACAAAAGGAAGTGCGGACGATTACCAATATTGGTTGGAACACGGCAGACCTAATTCTACCAAATATGGGTATGATATGTATAATCAGAATAAAGCGTTATTATTAGATGTGAATGTAAATACTACGCCCGAAAAGTTTGAAGAATCCAAACAACGATTACTCAAACAATTCAAAGAAGGGAAGAATAAGGATAGACCCGATAATAAATGGATTGCGAGGGAAATTGAGAAGATACAATATCAACAACGAGCGAACCAGTTTGTTTCTACGGATAAGAAGTATCAGCAACCAATTAAGAGCGAGTCCGATTGGAATAGGGATAAAGAAAATACAATTAAGGATTTTGATGATAAAATTGAGCGAACATTGGACTTCCGTGAAAAGAACCGATTAAAGAATGAGAAGTATGACTTTCTGAATAAGAATGCCTCATATGATACATATAAGCAAAATGAGGAACGAAAAGAAGTCGCACCGACCATAGAAAACGGCGAACAATTACAACAAGCAG